AGATAACAAAATAAGATTACCTTGAAAAGATTCTATACCATCTTCAGTTTCATCATACATAGAAAATATTCCCCATGTCTGAATAACACTATAATCTGCTGTAGTTTTTGTAGAGAATGCTGTATCATATGTTTGTATTATAAAATCACATGGAGGAGGTTCGTCATATTCCCACCACTTTAACCATTTCTTCTTTATAAGTCCACCTTCATCTGGTGTGGGATCTTGCATATACAATGCATTCCAGTATCGTGCACCATTTGATGCTTTGATTTCATGTTCATCTACTTTTAATACTTCATCTGGTTTCCATTCAGGAAAATAACTAGAACCTACTGGTAAATCTAATAATTTAGCTGCAGGTTCATCAAGCCATGCAGGAATACGTACAACTTCCCAAGGAATAACTTCATAATCTCCTACATTCTCTTCTTGTTTTAGTAACCATCCACAAAGATCATCATAATGATACCTTGTATTTATTATTAATATGGAACCATTAGGCATAATACGTGTTCTTAGTCCTGCTGGATACCATTCCTTAACGTATCTTCTACCTGCTTCAGAGTATGAGTCCTCTTCTGACATGACATCATCAAGGATTGCAATGTGTGCACCTCTTCCTGCAATCTGGGATCTAACTCCTGCAGCATAATACTGTCCACCTTTGTTTGTTTTCCATTTACCAGCAGCTCTAACGTCTGATCGTAAAGATACTCCTTTAAATACATCTTGAAACTCTTCAGTATTGACAATATCTCTAACAGAACGACCAAAGTCGCTTGATAACTGGTCACTATGGGAAACAGTAAGTATCTCATGTTCTGGATTCCTTCCTATATACCAGGCAGGAAACAATTTAGAACAAATAACAGACTTAGATGAACGTGGTGGTAGAAAAACCATAAGACGTTTTATCTCACCAGACTCTAATTGACGTAGTTTCTCTGATATTACTTCAATATGCTTACCCATTTTAAAGTCTGAGATAAGTGTTGGAGCCATTTGCCTAACAAAAGTAAGGAAATCGTCTTTAGATTCCTGCATGACTTTGATGTTTAACAAGTTATTTAGTAATAGGAGAGTGTTTGTGTCTTGAGTAGTCTCTATAGACTCTATAGTTTCTATGATATTGTATCCTTATAGTATATTATTGTATGTTATTATATTTATTTATAAGAGAAAAACAAAGAAAAACAAATATACTAAGTACTTAGTACTTTTGTTTATATATATTATATATAATTATACATACTCCCCACTTAAATGTCAAGTATTTTTTTTATTATTTTTATTTTGATGAGAAATCCTGTTATTTTTGTTGCATATATGGCACACCTTATATATATATACTACGCAGGCGTAATTTTTGTGGTGGGGTATGCCTAATTATTAAGCAATGCCTATTTTTTAGGCAAAATGATACCTTAGATTGCCTATTTTTTAATCATTCTTTTTAAATCTCTATAGATTATGGAGATTGAGCCTTGTATTTTCATCTATTAAGAGATTATAATGGTATTTACAAGCCACGATATAAACAATATAAATATATATAAGCTATTGTATTTATTAAGTTTTTTATATGTTTATTTATATTTTTATTACTGCCTAAAATTTAAGCAATATGATGATTTTTATATGCTTAAAATTTAAGCATGATGATACTGAATGATGAGGATTTAGTAATTAAATAATTATAAATATATAATAATATAATATAATATATTTTTATATTTATATAAAATATATTATATTATTAATTATTATTATATATTTATAATTATATTAATTACTTACATCTGGAGATTTTTATGAATTTAACATTAACATTATCATTTATTTCATTTATCATTTTTGCTGTTTTATCAGTTATTTTTGATAAAGCTGGTTATGAAATAATTTGTTATATTATGCTAACATTTTCAGTATTCTTTTTAGGATTTACTGGCTATATTTTAGCTGATTTTGATTAGTAATATAATAATAAAATATATATAATTATTTATAATTATATATTTTATTATATATATTACTTACTCCAACAATTTGAGGAATTTATTATGCAAACAAATATAAAAACAATACGATATTATATTAAACATACTAACGATAAAAACTTAATAAAACTTTTAGATTTACCTGATGATTTTTTAATATCATTAGTTAAAAATAAAATGTTAAACTTGTTTTAATTAGTAATATAATAATATATATACTTTGTATATATTATATATATTACTTACTTCTGGATATTTTGTTAGCCTTCGCAAGCTATTCAGTTTTATAAATCGCAAGGCATGGAGAACATTATGACTAATAGATATGGAAACCCAGTACAAGCTAGATTTTTTAATAATGGATATTTAGCTGTAGATAGAAACACTAGAAATGGAAAGTTCGTTTCTAAATCATGGTTTAAAAGATTAGTTAAATCAATTCAAAATAAATTTTAATTAATATTTGACAATACAATCTAGCTAGTGTATTTAATAATCATTAGCTAGATTTAATAATTATGGAGATTTAAATGGTCGATAAAGATATTATGAAAAAACTAATATTTAATTATAAGTTATGTGTTGAATATTATGAATTACAAGATAAAACTTTTGAAGAATTTGAAAAAGAATTTGACAATAATTTTGAACATTGGTATAAACATAATGGCGAACATTTTGAAAATGATTTTAATAATAGTTAGGAAATACAATGAAAATAAATAATAATCATTATGCGATTGAAAATAAAACTACAGTATTTTATAAATCACCTAATTTAATACGTGATATAGATGCTTATAAATACAAGGTTTTAAAACCTAGTACAAATAAAAAGCTAGGTAAAAAAGTTAATAAAGGTAAATTAAAAGGTGCTAGAATGTATACTCTAACACTAATTGAAAGAGAAACTTGCACAGATGAATGCGAACATTACAATGATTGTTATGGAAATAACATGATGTATGCACATAGATTTGAAGTAAATGACAATCTTATGGTAAGAATAGAACAAGATTTAAAAGAAATAAATGATAAACAACAGATATTTTTATTAAGATTGCATGTTTTAGGTGATTTCAATTCACCAGAATATGTACAGTTTTGGGATAGAATGCTAAAGAAATATAAATATTTATATATTTATGGCTATACTAGAAATCATATAACAAGTAAATACAAACATATTCAAGAGATTGGAAAAGCCATTATAAAAACTAGAGCAAAATATACTGATAGATTTGCCATAAGATTTTCCAATGCAATCAATGAGGAATTTTCTGCAAACTCTGAGGAGTTAACAGATAAAGGAATTACCTGCCTAGCACAAGTCAAAACAAATGTATCATGTGCTGACTGTACGTTATGTTGGGCAAGTAAGAAAAGTGTGGTATTTATCACACATTAGAGGTAACATTTTGTTGCCATAATCGTTACCACTTTGGTAACATAACTTAAATAAGGATAATAAAAATGAACAAACACAATATAATTGAAAACGCAAACTTTAAATCAAGTCAAACTGCTTATATTTACCTGTCAGCAAGTGCTTACAATACATATAAAGTAGGTAGAAGTATTAACCCAGAGAAAAGAACAAAAGATATAGGTGTAGGTAATTTTTGGAAACATAAATTATTACACAAAGTTCAAGTAAATGGTTTAGTACCTAGATTAGAAAGAAACATTCTAAAAGAATTAGAAGCAGTAGCATCTGAAAGACGAGATGAAATGTTTTTAATAACTAAAAAGAATGAAGAAGAAGTAGTAGCTATATTTAAAAATACTATAACTAATACTATAAATGAGATGCGTAAACAAGTAAGAGCAAAAACAAGATATGAAACTAAAATACTTGCTGAATATGGTATAAATAAAGCACCAGTTTATACTACAATATCAAGAGTTTAGTATGGATTTAGAATTAATCTACTGGATTGGTATTATACTTTTATGTTTAATATAGAAAGGAAATAACATGAATAATGAAGTAGAAAAATTTATCACAGACTTCCAAGAACATGCTATGATACATGGTAGTCAACACTTTGTAACTGGTTTACATATGCCTAGAGGTTGGCATAGTGAAACTATTTTAAAAGAATGTGTTGACAAGTTTGGAGAGCATGTGTATAAAGATGCTAAAGACTTTTTAATTAAACAAACTGAAAGGAAATAATATGACTATGTTACAAAATAGTCTAATACTAGATGAAGAATATGAATACGAAGTATCTGTATTAGATTTATGGAAAGCTAAAGGTATTGAAGAACCTTATGATGCAATATCTTTAGCACTTAAAACTTTTAAATATCCTAATCCTAATCATTCTGACTATGAGATAGAAGAACATCTATCTGAATTATGGGAAGAAAGGTGGAGTGAATATCATGTTTAACGAATTAAAAACATATACAAGTGTGCCTGAGTTTATTCAGGCACATGAAGGATTATGGCATATGCTAGGTGTTAAGTATAAGAAACTAAACAAAGAAACTGTAGTAATAAATAATACTAAATGGAAACTAATAAAAGGAAATATGACATGCCTGAAAAAATAAAAGATAAAGAACTGAGTGAGGTGTGGACATCAGTTGAAGATGCACCTAAAGAAGTTCAAAAAGAATATGAAAGGTATCTTAAAAAAGTAGATGAAAGTGTAGATGATTTAGACAATCAATACTATAGTGAAGGAGAACAATATGACTAAAGAACAAATACTAGACATACTAAACCAAGCAAGAGATTATGCAGATAGGTCAGTACAAGAATGTAAAGATGCACAAGAACTTATAAGTGTAGCTGAGACACAATCAATAGAAGCATATCATTTAGTAGAGAAAGCTATTGATATGTTAGAGGAGTTAGACAATGAGTGATAAACAATTAGCTGAAAAACATTTTGGTTACTTACATGATGCTTGGATTGATGATGAGCAAAGCCACTATGAAGAACACTATGATGTGGAATGTGCTGATGAAATTCCAACATCTTTATTAGAAGAACATAATTACAAAGACTTGAGAGTACTACAAGATTTTTTTGAGGAGAATCATTATGCGTAGCAGAGGATATGAAGTAACACCATTCAGAGATAAATGGAAAACTATTTATAGTAAAACATTTCTGAATAAGTATATACCTATCCATGAAGATGTATGGGTAGATGATAAAGAGTTTATAGAAACTATGAAGAAACCAGAAGGTGAAAGATATATCTGGACAGTACTAGAAGTAAATGGTACATGGATTGTAACAAGTGGATACCATTGGATTAATAGAATAGGTTTTATAATAACTAAAAATAAATGGGAGCATGACATGAGCATAGAAGTGAAAGGATATTAAAATGAATGTTGATAAAGTTATAGATATAATACACGCAATAGATGACAGAAAAATTCCTACTGATATAATAGATATTCTTGATGTATCGCATTGGTCAGAAGGATTAGAAGATTACATAGATGTAGGTGATATGGATATATATCATCTGTTAAGAACTTTTAATATATTGTTGCGTGATAGAGAGAAACTTACTAAAGTAATGAAAGCATTGGAGATTGAAAATGAGTAGAGATATAGACACAATACCTACGACACGAAGGCATATAGTAAGCTATAAGATATATGCAGAGTGGTCAGACAATCCTAAACTCGTAGAGTTAGAGCATGAAATGGATGGTCATTTAGAAAATACTTTTAATGATTGGTTAAGAGATATAGAAGATGAGGAAGATTTAAAATGTTAAGTGATGCAATAACAACTGTAGGTTTTGCTTTACAATCTTATGTTAATACTTGTATCCATGAGGATACTGAAGAGAACAGAGCAGAACGTGTGGAACTAACACTAGCATGGTCAATAATAACAAAACATTTAAAGGAGAATGAAGATGAATAACTACAGTATAATAACAGTAGCAACAGTAACTACTGAATACATAGTGAAGGCAGAGAATAAAGAAGAAGCAGAAGAAAAGTTTTATAATGGTGAATATGAAGATACGAATACATTAAATTACTATGATGAACATGTAGATAACATAGCATTAGATGAGGAGAATGTATAATGGAAGAAGAAGTTAAAGAATTTATAGGTGAACTATCACGCAGACTTGCTGATGAACCAGACTACGATTATAAATTACTACCTAAAATACAAGCACATCTATTCTCTTTTCC